AAAAACTAGGTGATAATCTTTATCTGATCTTGTAGGTCTAAAAGTTGTAACAGCGGAACCTACTCCGAAATTCAGTGAAGAGTTAAGCCATGTAACTTCAATTTTACCTGTAGCTGTTCCCGCAAAAAAAGAAAAAAATGTATTCTGGTCTGTGGCTGACATATCAAATCTTACTGTTATAGCAACGGTAAAAGCGGCAACGCCTGAAAAGCCTAATTGCTCCGCTGTAAAAGGGCATTTAAAGAAATCGTCCGTATTATCTAGTTGATATTCTTTTGTCGTTGCCCAGTCAGGCGCATCATATAAAGGAAGGAAGGCTCTCTTAATAGAACCATCTGCATATTTTAATTTGAAGTTTAAACTCTCAGAACCTTCGGTTACAAACGCTTGAATTTCACTAGCTGAAAAGGCTGAGGCTACTGGAATTGTCTCAGCTATTGTTACTGGGGTTTCAAAACCATTAGCACCACCACTACTCGGAGTCTGCCACGTTGCTGCGCTATCGCTTGTCGCCGTAAGGACTTGCCCACTTGCTGGGGCTGTTGAGCTAGCAACATCAACAGTCGTTGTTGCTGAATTTAAAGCATCGGCTGACGACGCAATTCCCGCCTCGTCGTACATAGTTTCAACACCCGCATCGTTTTTAGAAACAAGTTTTTTAGTTGTTGAATCAATATAGAGCGCAGTTTTCCCACTCTCTGGGGTACTCGGTGTTGTATCATTTTTTATAATTAGTTTTGTCATAAACTATGTCCTTTTATACTCAAATAAACTAAATCTCATGGAGATAATAGTGCTGTTAGTGTCAGTATCTCCAACGAAATATAAAATATCTGTAGGTGATAACTTAAAAGATATTGGCGGCACGATTTCCATTGTATTCTCCACACCTGTATCAATTGTTGCTCTGAATACTTCATATCGTGTTTCAAACTCTCTATTAAATACATAGCCCTTGATTGTTACTCTAGGAGATCCACCGCCTGAAATCTTATTAACATTAAACCAAAGATATTTTGCTACCCCATCACTATTAGCGTCTGTATGGAAGATAGCTTGTTGAGTTACCCCTTCACCGGAAGATATAGCTGCCTGAGTAGTGCCACCTGTAGTTTCTGTGATAAGTATATCGTCGCCATTTGTCTGAGTACTTCCACTAGTTGAAACAGCCACCCTATTAATGCCTAAACCGCTAAATGCTGTAACATCACTTCCTGTAGATCCAAGCGTATGAACCGCTACTTGAGTAAACCCATCACTGTCTAAATATTGAAAATATAAAGTTAGTGCACCATTTGAAGTTGAACCATCTGCCGTGTTTGTATATGTAATTGTAAAAGTTGAGGTGGTGGTCATTGGAACAAAGTTCCCTGTAGTTGCCCATATAGTTTGCTCACCACTTGCCGCTGCAAGATCTAACCTATAACCAAATTTATTAAAAGCAGTTATCCCTCCACGCCTACCAATTAAAACTTCATCGGTGAAATCCGAAGGTCTGCTTGATTGAGCATCACTATCCCTTCCGAGTGTTTGATTAAGAGGGGCACTAGAGGGAACAAAATCATTTCCGTAATAAGTAGTTAGTCTTAAATAAGTTTGAGCGCCCGTATCGTTTATTAATCTAACTCTAAAATATCTACCTAGCTTTATTGCCGTATGAAATTCAGATACGCCACTAGCTACTCTAAATCCTGAAACTGGGAATGTACTATCCCAATTAGTCCCATCGTTAGAGAAATCAAAATGCAAAGTCCCATCGTTATCAGTCTTGAGCATTACCCCAACTTGAGGTAAATCATTTTGTTCGCCTGTGCCTGTATATGTAGCGCCGCTACTTAAAGGCGTGGTCGTGGTGTTACCTGTAGAGGTTTCGCCAATAGATTTCATATCTCTAAGTAATGTCATAATCGGTTCCGTTATATATTAGAGAGAAACTTTCTAAATCTTTTATGATTGGTGAAGCCGTACCTTGTACTGTTATATTTAAGGTATTATCGCCACCGCTTCTATTCGTTATTGTTATTGTAGAGCCTGTAACGGGGTTACTCAAGCCCGTCGTAATACCCGACGCCGTTTGACTGATAACCTCGTATAAATTTATGTCTATATTTTCTGTTTCTTCTGTTGTTGCTATTCTACTAGGAGCGTTAAAGTCTAGTATTACTAGATCACCGTCAACCTCTAGGATCCCGTCAACCGTTATGTTTTCATAAACTAGCATCTGTTGATAGGTTGGGACTTTAACAGTTATCCCGGTAGCTATATAATTATAAGAAAAATTATCAACTTCCTTAGAAACTAGGTCAAACTTTCCAGTGAAGGGATTAAGTTTTAAGCCCATGATGCGCTCGAAAATTCCGTGTCTTGAGGAACAGAATAATCAGTAACTATAGTGTCGTATAAAGTAACTTTAGAACTAGATTCGTAATAATTATAAGTTACTGTCATATTGCTATTAGTATAAACGGCCTCAACGTATTTCGCTAGGGCGTTAGGTTGAAAACCATTTCCTAACTGTACCCTCACGCTAGGTGTTTGAGTGTCAGGATCTATGAATTTCTTTTTTTCCATGTCCTTGGTAACGGGCTTCATTCAGTCACCTCGGGTTTTTGTTGTGCAATTTTAATTTGATGTTCTAGAACTTGATTTCTTATGTCAGCATAATACCATGCAACCCAACGTTTACCGTCTTTTTGAATATCGAAGTATCTAAAGAAATGATTTAACTTGATGTTATTTGATAACATTTTACCGGATAATTCACTTCTAGTTCGCGCCTCAATCGACACTGCAATTAACGTGTGATTTTCCATTATATTCCAACGTAAAAAGGGGGACGGTTAAGCCCCCCTCTATTATTAAGAAACTATTAAGCAGTTTCAGAAATTTGAACTTGTCTTTTACCACTGTCAAGAACTTCAAAACCTGCGATATAATCTAGAGAGTATCTAGTTGCAAGGTTAGCAAGATCCGGTTGTGATTGAAAACGTGTTCCGGCTTGAATAGCAAAACCAACCGCTGACGGGTGCCAGAAACAAGCTTCTTGTGAAAATCCCGTGTGTACGAGGACTTTCATGCCGTAAATTCTACCGATTTCACCCTGCATGATTGGTTCGTTACTTCCATATTTTTCGGCTGAAATAAAGTTATCAATTGCAAGCATATAACGTTCTTGATCTGAACCTACGCCCATGTAGCATTCTCTAGGGTCAATGTTTTGCTCAACAAGTAATTCCCTTGCATTAAGAATGTCAGCAAGTTCAATGTCCTCGTTAGTAGCGTCAGTAAACTTGATTAAATGGTCAGGCGCAGAGGCAGACGCAAGTCGAAGTTCAGCAATAATTTTTGTGTCCATATCAAGCGCAAGGCCTTTTGTTGCTTTCATTAAAGCATCTTGAACAATAGAAACGTTAGACTGAACACCGGCAATGTCCTCTAAAAGAAATTGAACTACTCTATGTTGGTCTAAAGAAATAGTATCTTTCGCGTACGTGATAACCTGCGCATCGACGGAAGTATTTTCTGCCTTGTCTCCTACCGTAAAGCCCCCACTTCTAGGTAGAGCAATTGAAGCTGCACCCGGAACGGCAAGGCTAGAATAATCTGTAACCGTGCTTGCAAGTTTTGCTTGTTGAATTAAAAAAGTTTGAGCTAGTCTTGAAACTTCCTCATGGCTATTTGCCGATGTTTCCGTTACGCCCATTAATGCGTCTGCCATAATTTTATCCTTTGTTTTTGAAAATGTTTGTTAACGCTCCACTTAATTGTTCGGCGCTCGTTAGTTTTTTATTCCTTGGTGGTGTATTGCCCGGAGGAACGTTAACCATTGAAGTCTTTTTTGCGTCAAACAAAAACGCTTTTGACTCTTTAACTTTTGCGTAAGCTTCCTCAATTCCAGTGAAACCACTTTCATCGTCTAGAACCTCAACAACACCTGTCTTTAAAACGTGGTCAATTACGTCGTCAACACTGGCACCATTAGCAAGGGGCTTGTCAATAAGCTTTGCAACGGTAAAGTCTAAGTCTTTTTTAAGACTAACTTTTTTAAGGTTACTAAACTTTTCCTCTAGGCTTGAATATTCTTCATTCTTTTTTCCTAGAAGTCCTTTATAGTTTTCCTGTTTCAAAAGTTCTTCTTTTTCTTTTGCGTCTGACTTGTCTCTAATCGACCTGTATTTTTCAGCGTTTTCCTTTGACTGACTCAATAACCTGTCGTTTGTTGATTCAAGTTCTTTAATCTTGTTTAACAATTCTTCATTAGCTTTCAAACTTGGATCTAACTGTTCAGTCTTTTCGTCGTTTGTTTGTCCTGTTTCACCTTCGTGATTTTCCATAACTTACTCCCTTTGAACGTTCGTTCATTTAAATATTAAGTAATTTAATACCTATTTGTAAAATTATTGCTTTTTCGCCGCTTTCCCC